ACATTCCAAGAGTAAATGTTAATTTAGAGGAACAATTAAAACCTTTAATGGAAGATGCTTACACAAAATATAAAGATAAATACAAATTAAGTGGATCATTTAATAAAAATTTTATTGAATTTATGGCTGACTTGATTGGTATAGAAGCATCATTACCAAAGGGTCAAACTATATTAGATACTGATATTGGTAAAGATTTGTTTAAAACAAAAGAATTGCAACGATGGTATTTGGGTTCTTCGTTTCCAATGACCACTAAGATACTTGAAGGAAATCCACAGTCTTTCTACGAAAAGGTTATGGATAAAGCTAATGCGGCAAAAAAGGTTTTTAAATCTACTGCAATGTCGGATAGTTATGTCAATTCCGCAGCAAAAGCATTGAAGTCTCTTACAGAAGACGTTTCTTTAAAAGAAATCCTATATGGAGATCAATCACTAAAATAATGGCTGATTTGAACTTTAGTCTTCTCCCCTGGCAGAAAGAGGTCTTCCAGGACAAATCTAGATTTAAAGTTATCGCCGCTGGCCGTAGGTGTGGTAAGTCTCGTCTAGCAGCCACGACTTTACTCATAGAAGGACTTAGATGCCCTGCTGGGAGTGCTGTTTTATACGTCGCTCCTACAAATGGTCAAGCCCGACAGATTATCTGGCATGTCTTAATGGAGATCGGTCGAGAAGTCATCTCTAATAGCCACATAAATAACATGGATATTACTCTAGTCAATGGAGCTATGATTTATGTACGAGGAGCTGACAGACCGGATACTTTGCGAGGTGTTTCTTTAACCTACGCCGTATTAGATGAGGTAGCGGATATTAAACAAGAAGCCTGGGAACAAGTCATTCGAGCTTCTCTAAGTGATAAGAAAGGCCGAGCGATCTTCATTGGAACCCCAAAAGGACGTAATTGGTTCTATGATTTGTTTAAATTAGGAGAGACTGGAGAAGATGAAGATTGGAAGTCTTGGCACTTCACGACTAAAGACAATCCTTTAATAGACCCAAAAGAGATTGAATCCGCAAAAAAGACTCTAAGTACGTTTGCTTTCAAACAAGAATACATGGCTTCCTTTGATAACGCGGGAAGCAATTTGTTCAAAGAGGAGTGGATTAAATATGGCAAAGAACCAGAAGGCTCGTACTTCATCACCTGCGACCTCGCGGGCTTCGAAGATGTCTCGAAATCGAACGGTACGAACAAAAAGCTCGACGAATCCGCAATCGCTATTGTCAAGGTTACTGAAGAAGGTACTTGGTTTGTTAAAAAGATAGAACACGGACGATGGGACATTAAAGACACCGCTTTTAACATTCTCAAGTGTGTAAAAGAATACAAACCTGTACACATAGGTATTGAGAGGGGTGCCTTGAAGAACGCCGTTTTACCCTATCTCAGTGACTTAATGCGAAAATATAATGTATATTGTCACATTGAAGACTTGACTCATGGTAATAAGAAAAAGGCCGATAGAATCATATGGGCTTTGCAAGGTAGGTTTGAACACGGAAAGATCGTTTTAAACGAAGACGAAGACTTTGACGAATTCATCGACCAGTTATTGATGTTTCCGTCAAAAGGTGTCCATGACGATCTTCCTGACGCTTTGGCTTACATGGATCAACTCGCCGTTACCTCTTATTTTGTTCAAGAGGACGAAGATTGGGAACCGATTGATGTGATTTCTGGCGTTTGAGGAGTAAACATGAAAAGCAAATGGGAAAAGTTAAATAAGAAAGCCGGAGAATATTCAGATAAGGATTATGCTGCGGCAGAAAGATATGCAAAGATAAATGAAAAAGCCGCACGATTGAATAAATCGTTTAGTGAAGAAGATGTTGATTCAGTAAAAACATCATCATATTTGAATTACTTAAAAAATCTTGGTGATGAATCAAAAAGTGGAGTTCGTACGCGAAATGTACAAACTGTAGAAGAAGATTTAAGAAAAATTAACAGTGTTGAACAATACAATCACGAACGTGAAGCTGGCGATCCTAATGCTTTAAGAATGTCATATGAAGATTGGAAAAATCTTTAGCCTAAAATATTGAGGTAGTTATGGAAAATATCTTTGAGCAACCCTCTGAAGAAGATAAAGAGATTGTTGCCTTCGTAGTAAACCATTGTGATCGGTGGCGAGACTACAGAAACACCAATTATTTAGACCTTTGGGATGAATACGAGCGTATTTTCCGTGGGGAATGGGCTGTAGAAGACAGAATGAGAGACTCCGAGAGGAGCCGTATTGTTACTCCCGCTGCCCAACAAGCCGTAGAAACCCGTCACGCGGAGATTATGGAAGCAATCTTCGGTCAGGGTGAGTTCTTTGACATAAAAGACGATATTAAAGACGTAAACGGAAACCCTTTAGACGTTGAGATTATTAAAAATCAACTCAACGAAGACTTCAAACTAGACAAAATACGTAAATCTATCGACCAAATCGAGTTAATGGCGGAGATTTACGGTACAGGTATTGGTGAGATTGTAGTAGTCACTGACAAAACCTTTGAACCGGCTACCCAACAAATCCCAGGTCAACAACAAGCAGCTATCGGTGTGGTAGAAAAAGACCGGATTGGTGTGCGAATTGTACCTATCAATCCTAAAAACTTCCTTTTCGACCCTAATGGTACGTCTATTGAAGACTGCTTAGGCGTTGCGATTGAAAAGTATGTCTCAATTCATAAAATAGTCAAAGGCCAAGAAGAAGGTATCTATAAAAAAGTAGACATTGGCACTTCCGCTGAAGATGATCGCTTAGAGCCCACTCAAGAAGTCGTCCAGTATCGTGATGACAAGGTTAAACTCTTAACCTACTACGGTTTGGTACCTAAAGAGCTTCTTAATGGTAAAGAAGAAGTCGTAGAGTTATTCCCTGAGTCTTCGGTTCAAGACGAATACGATAACTTAGTAGAAGCGATTGTTGTTATCGCAAACGACGGTATTCTTTTAAAGGCTGAAGAATCGCCTTACATGATGAAAGACCGTCCTGTTGTTTGTTATCAGGATGACACCGTACCAAACAGGCTTTTAGGTCGAGGCACTATCGAAAAAGCCTACAACATGCAAAAAGCTATCGACGCTCAAATTAGGAGCCATTTAGATTCGTTAGCTTTAACGACTTCTCCCATGATTGCGATGGACGCAACCCGTCTTCCGAGGGGTGCAAAGTTTGAAGTCAAGCCTGGTAAAGCGATCTTAACCAACGGCGCTCCCAGTGAAATCTTGTATCCGTTCAAGTTTGGCAATACAGACGGTAATAACATCGCTACCGCTAAAGACTTTGAAAGGATGCTCCTACAAGCTACTGGAACTTTAGACTCTCAAGGAATGGTGTCTCAAGTCGCAAGGGATGGTCAGTCCATGTCTCTTGCGGTGGCTACTATTATTAAAAAATACAAACGGACTTTGGTCAACTTCCAAGAAGATTTCCTCATTCCGTTTATTCAAAAAGCCGTTTATAGATATATGCAGTTCGACCCCGAACGATATCCTTCTGTAGACTTTAAATTCATCCCCACTGCTACGTTGGGTATTATTGCTAGAGAGTATGAACAACAACAACTCATCGGACTTTTACAAACACTTGGCCCCAACACGCCTGTTCTGCCTATTGTTCTCAAAGGCATACTGGGTAATTCTAGTCTCTCTAATCGCAATGAGTTAATTGCGATGCTTGAACAGATGTCTCAGCCCAATCCTGAGATGCAGCAACTCCAAATGGCGAAAGAACAACTCGCTATCCAAGCGGCTCAAGCTCAGATCGCTGTAGACACAACTCAAGCAGAACAAAATAGAGCAGAAGCCACAAAACTTGTTATCGAAGCTCAACTCATGCCTAAAGAGATTGAAGCTAAGACTATGGCTGCTGTTACTAAAAACCTCCCGACTAACGACGATCTAGCTTCTAAGGAATTCGATAAACGAGTCAAGATCGCTGAGTTAATGTTAAAAGAAGCCGATATTAAGAATAAATCTAAGATTGTCGAGCTACAGATGGCGGAAAAAAGCAATAAAGTTTCCGGCATGGAGGAGGATTTCTTAGCTCAATTAAGTCAACAATTAAGCTCTACTGGAACAAAATAATGGACGTAGAAAATCTCGCAAAAGAGCTAATTCTTAAAAACATGACTCCAGAGCAGCAGATGGCTGTTCTGGATTCTATTAAAGAATCCGTTGCAAAAGCAAAGGAAGTTCAAAAGCGCAAGATTGGCGAAAATGTTGATTTAGTAGTTCAGGCGTTAAAAAAGATTGAAGAAGATATCCGTTCTCGTTACGACGATATTGGAAACGCTATTGAGAAACGAGTAGCCTCCATTAAAGACGGTCGTGATGGTATTGACGGGAGAGATGGTAAAGACGGAAAAGACGGCAAACAAGGTAAGGAAGGCCGCCCAGGTCGTGATGGGAAAGACGGTAAAGATGGATTAAATGGAGTAGACGGACAGGATGGTGTTTCTGTCGTCAATGCTCATATTGACTTTGATGGCAGTCTTGTTATTCATCTGTCATCTGGAAAAGAAATCAATGTGGGAGAGGTGGTTGCTCAAGACCTTGCTGAGAAGATCAAAGTCATTACAAATGGCGGTGGAACCTCTCAGGTTGTTTTAGATACTCTGGCTAGTTTACAGACGCAGATTGACGATTTAATCCCAAGTCAGTCTGGACAGTCAGGTAAATTCCTTACTACTAACGGCTCTGTGTTGTCATGGTCTTCTGTTGCTGGTGGTTTAAGTTATCAAGGAACGTGGAACGCTTCTACAAACACGCCAACTTTAGCGTCTGGTGTTGGTACAAACGGTTATTACTACATTGTTTCCACGGCAGGATCGACCAATCTTGATGGTATTACCGATTGGCAGATCGGTGATTGGTTAATGTTCAATGGAACGATCTGGCAAAAGATCGACCAGTCCAATCTTGTAACTTCTGTCAACGGACAGACTGGAGCCGTTTCTCTAACAACGACAAATATCAATGAAGGTACGAACCTTTATTATTTAGATTCCCGCGCCCGTCAATCTTTAAGTGCCGGTACTGGTATCAGTTACAGCACATCAACGGGCGTTATTACAAATAGTTCTCCAGATCAAACAGTAAGTTTAACTGGAGCTGGAACCACATCAATCAGTGGAACTTACCCTAGTTTTACGATTACATCAAACGATCAATACCAGGGAACCGTAACATCGGTTACTGGAACATCGCCTATTGTTTCTAGTGGCGGTAATACACCAGCAATTTCTATTCCGCAAGCAACCTCATCAGTTAATGGATACTTATCATCTACTGATTGGAGTACTTTTAATAACAAAGGTAATGGAACTGTAACTTCAGTAGCACAAAGTTTTACTGGTGGCCTGATTTCGGTATCTGGATCACCGATTACCAGTAGCGGAACTCTTGCACTTACAGTTGCTGGAACTTCTGGTGGAATTCCGTATTTTTCAAGCGCATCGACTTGGGCATCATCTGGAGTTTTGACTGCTAATGGTTTGGTTATTGGTAATGGAGCAGGTGCGGCACCTTCTACAACCACTACAGGAACGGGTGTTCTTACCGCAATTGGTAATGCAGTTAATACCGCAAGTGGTTTAGTTACTCAGTCTGGAACTCTTACAAACTCCTCGTTGCTTATCGGGAATGGTTCCAGCGCAGGTATAAGCTCAACGACAACAGGAACTGGAGTAGTTACGGCTCTTGGAGTAAATACAGGATCGTCTGGCGCTTTTGTAGTAAACGGTGGCGCTCTTGGAACACCATCAAGTGGAACTGTTACAAACCTGACGGGTACAGCCTCAATCAACATCAATGGAACGGTAGGCGCAACAACACCGTCCACTGGTGCGTTTACGACGCTGAGTGCATCTGGTGTAGCAACATTCTCCGCAGGAAGCGCAGCCGCACCTGCTATTACGACTTCTGGCGATACAAACAACGGTATTTTCTTCCCTGCCGCTGATGTTACTGCGATTACTACTGCCGGTTCAGAACGCCTCCGCATCGACTCCTCCGGTAACGTAGGGATTGGTACGACTTCGCCATCGTCAAAACTTGAAGTCTATGACGCAACATCCGCTGTGGCTAGGGTTACTGCTGGTACAGAGATATTTGAAATTAGAAATACTGGGTCAGAAGTTCGCCTTGCTGTGGTTAGCGCAGACCCAATGACATTTAGAACATCAAATGTTGAGGCTATGCGTATCGACTCCTCCGGTAACGTGGGGATTGGAACGAGTTCGCCAAGCACATACGGAAAATTTGCGGTTCAAACTCAAACGTCCAATGCACCAACTGTTGCTATAACCGGCTCCGGTCTTAACCCACAATTAAATCATTACATAAATGACAGCACTGCTGTTCTTCGCAATTTAAATCAAATTCAATTCGTAACTGGCAGTTCTGATATATCGAACTACCAAGGTTACATGACCTTCAGCACAATGGGTTCTGCTGGCGGTACGATTTCTGAGCGTATGCGTATCGACGCCTCCGGTAACTTGCGGGTGGGGACTACGAGTGGAAATGCTGACGCTAGAACTACAATAGCGCAAGGTTCCACAGATAGTTCACCTTGTATTGATTATCAAAAAGGGTCGGCTACCACAACTACAGCACAAGTGTATGCTCGGTTTTTCTGCAATGGTGGTTCTACTGCTACCGGCAGCATTACAGCCAATGGCGTTTCTGCTGCAACTTTTACAGCTTATTCTGACAGAAGGCTGAAAGAAAACATTGTTGACTTGCCATCGCAGCTTAACAACATTATGTCTTTACGACCTGTTGAGTTTGACTACAAAGGATATTCATCTGGAGACGGCCATCAAATTGGCTTTATAGCGCAAGAAGTTCAGTCAGTTTATCCAGACCTTGTGGCTGAAGGCGATAATGGGATGCTTACTCTTTCTGACATGAATAAAAATGATGCCCGCTTAATTAAAGCCATTCAAGAACTTAAAGCAATAGTAGATGCACAAGCCGCCCGCATCGCAGCATTAGAAGCTCAATAAAGGAGAAACAAATGGAAACCCAGTTCACATGGATTATCGAACAAATGCAATGCGCGGTTCAGCGGGATGGCGAGTCTGACGTTGTAATCACTGCCCACTGGCGGTGTAATGGGGTATTTGCTGATACCTACGGAACCGTTTATGGTTCTTGCGGATTCACTTATACCGGCGGTGATTTCACCCCCTACGACCAACTGACTCAAGACCAAGTCTTGGGCTGGTGCTGGAATAGCGGTGTGGATAAAGACGCTACCCAACTTGCCGTAGAGCAGCAGATTCAGCAACAGATTGCACCGGCTATTCAAACTTTGCCTAATCCTTGGCAACAGGCTGCCGCTGCCTGATTTCAGCGGTAATTAAAGGAGAAACTGAGATGGGTAAAAACGAAAAGACCCCTATCAGCATCGATGGTGTTGAGTATCAATTTGAAGATATGACGCAAGAGCAACAAGCACTCGTTAATCACGTGGCGGATTTAGACAGGAAACTGGCTTCCGCAAGGTTTAACGTAGATCAACTCCAGGTTGGACGCGATGCTTTCTTTGGATTGTTAAAAAACGCTCTGGAGAAAAAAGAAGAAAAAAATGACTCCTGAGTTACAAAAGTATTATGAAGACAGGTTTTCCATGATGGCAACAGAAGGATGGAAAGACCTTGTTGAAGATATTGATAATATGATATATGCTTTGAACAATATCTCACTTATTGAGAATGATTCTCAGTTACAGTTTAAGAGAGGTGAACTTTCTATACTTACTTGGTTAAAGAATCTTAAACAAATAAGTGAAAGAGCATACGAAGATTTAAGCGAAAAATGAAACGTATTTATGAATTCGCCTGTGAAAACGGGCATAAATTAGATCGCTACGTTGAATATCAACAGAATAGCGTTCTGTGTGACTGTGGTGCGACAGCTTCGCGCCTAATCTCTGCTCCGTCCTTTAAGTTGGAAGGATGGTCTGGTCATTTTCCCTCTGCTCATGGCAGATTTGATCGGATTCATCGTGAAAAGTTAAAGTCGGAACAGAAAGCTAACTCTTAACCAATTATTGGCGAGTTAATCTCCTACAACCCATAGCGGCAGGAAAGGTATAAAAAAATGTTAGTTGATACTGAAATTGATACGATTGATGAAAAAGAACCAGCAAAGTTGGAAGAAACCGTAGAGCAAAATTCTAATGAAATCCCTGAGAAGTATCAGGGTAAGTCTTTGGATGACATTATTAAAATGCACCAGGAGGCTGAAAAGCTCATTGGGAAACAAGCTCAAGAAGTCGGTGAAGTCCGCAAACTTGCTGATGAACTCATTAAACAGAATATCAATAAGAATCAAGAAAACATCCAGCAGCAAGAGCCTGAAGTAGATTTCTTTGAAGACCCGAAAAGAGCTATTCAGAATACTGTAGATCGACATCCTGATGTTTTAGCTGCAAAACAGGCCACGTATGAGTTTAAAAAGATGCAGATTCAACAAAAACTCAGCAAAGACCATCCTGATTACGTTGACATTGTTCAAAACAATGACTTTGTTAATTGGGTTAAAGAAAGTCCTGTACGTCTTGGGCTTTACGCTAAAGCAGACGGTGAGTTTGATTACGACAGTGCTAATGAATTGTTATCCACCTATAAAGCGTTGCGTTCAATTAAGTCAAAGCAAACGGAAAATGATGGTAAAGAAGTCCGCAAGCAAAGTCTTAAAGCCGCATCCGTTGATACTGGTGGTTCTGGAGAGTCTTCACGTCGAGTCTACCGTAGGGCTGACCTGATCCGTTTAAAAATGACTGACCCTCAACGATATGAAGCTCTCAGCGATGAGATCATGAAAGCATATCAAGAGGGCAGAGTTAAATAATCTAAGGAGAATTAACTATGGCTTTCCCTACCCCAGCAGTAACCACCACCACCGCAGCAACCTTCATTCCGGAAATCTGGAGTGATGAGATTGTTGCCGCATACAAGAAAAACCTTGTTGCGGCCAATCTGGTCAAACGCATGAACTACAAAGGCAAGAAAGGTGACACCGTTCACGTTCCTTCGCCCACCCGTGGTTCGGCCTCGGCCAAAGCTGCTTCGACCGCCGTTACCCTGATTGCCGCGACGGAAAACGAAGTGCAAGTCCTGATCGACAAGCACTACGAATACAGCCGCCTGATCGAAGACATCGTTGAAGTTCAAGCCCTGTCCTCGCTGCGTTCTTTCTACACGGAAGACGCTGGCTACGCTCTGGCTCGTCAAGTCGATACCGACCTGATCCGCCTGGGCCGCGCTTTCAACGGCGCTACCGTTGGCACGAACGACTACGCTACGTCGAACACCACGACCAAAGCGTACATCGGTTCGGATGGCACGACCGCGTACAACAGCACGACCTCGAACGCTGCTGCTCTGACGGACGCTGCGATTCGTCGCACGATTCAGCGTCTTGATGACAACGACGTTCCGATGGACGGTCGTTTCTTCATCATCCCGCCGTCGAGCCGCAACACGCTGATGGGCCTTGCTCGTTACACTGAGCAAGCGTTCGTTGGTGAGGCTGGTTCCAACAACACCATCCGTAATGGTGAAATTGGCAACCTGTACGGTATGCCCGTGTTCGTTACCTCCAACGCCGACACCGGCGCGGGTAACAGCGGTGCGGATCGTATCTGCCTGATGGGTCATCGTGACTCGATGGTTCTGGTTGAGCAAGTTGGTATCCGTTCGCAAACCCAATACAAACAGGAATATCTGGCTACGCTGTACACCGCCGATACCCTGTACGGTGTTAAGGCGATGCGTACGTCGGGAAGCGCTGGTGTGGCTACTTCTAGCTCCGCCTACGCTCTGGCTGTTCCGGCCTAATTAGTTGGAGGGGCTATCGAAAGGTAGCCCTTCCTTCTTTTGAGAGGGAAATATGGCACTTTATAAATGTCTACAAAGTGGCAATACAGTTGAGTTTGTTTTACCGCACGACATTGAATCAATGAAAGGACACGCCGGTTATGTCCGTATTGATGAAGAAAAGGAAGAACCACAGGAAAGGGTAAATATCCCTTTTTTAGCTCCTAAGAAGAAAATGGGGAGACCAAGTAAATCATGAAACAAAATAAAAAGTTAAAGCCTGTTCCTAAAGGTTATCATCGGATGCCTGATGGAAGTGTTATGAAAAATAGCTCTCATAAAACACGCAAAAAGGTAAATAAATGAAAGCAACTAAAGGTCAGAAGAAAGTAGCTAAAGTCCTTCGGGAATATAAAGCCGGAAGTCTACATTCTGGAAAGAAAGGCCCAGTAGTTAAATCTAAAAAACAGGCCATTGCTATTGCTCTCTCTGAAGCTGGAATGTCGAGGAAGCGCAAATGAAACAAGGACTCTACTCAAATATCCATGCTAAACGCGCTAGGATCGCCGCTGGTAGCGGTGAGAAAATGAGAAAGCCTGGAACTAAGGGCGCACCTACCGCGAAAGCATTTAAAGCAGCCAAAAAGACTGTTAAAAGAGGTCGATAATGATTAAAAGGGGTAAAGAGCAGTTTCAAGGTTTTAACAAACCAAAGAGAACCCCAAGCCATCCGACTAAAAGCCACGCTGTTTTGGCTAAGTCTGGTGATACTGTTAAATTGATTCGTTTTGGTCAACAAGGTGTATCTGGCTCTCCCGCTAAAGCTGGAGAATCAGAAGCAGATAAAGCTCGACGGAAATCATTTAAAGCAAGACACGCACAAAACATTGCTAAAGGTAAGCTATCCGCTGCTTTTTGGGCGGATAAGGTTAAGTGGTGATTTCCTTTTGATTTATGGTATTCTCTGCAAAACCTCTAGGTGACAACCCGCATCGGGCCTCCTTACTAATATTTAAGGATTTCTGATGCGGGAATATTCTGTAGGCGCAACCCCAACAGCTGGATCTACAACGACACTATACACAGTGCCAACGGGGTATCGTGCGCTATGGAATCTTTCCTATATGCACAATACTTCTGGTTCTACCAAGAATTTAACACTTACTTGGTATGACTCTAGTGCTGCGCTGACTTACGACATTCTTAGTCAGTACAATTTTGGTTCTAAAGATTATTTAACGCTAGATGGCAATGCTTTAGTAGCGCTTGAGGAAGGCGATCAAGTCAGAGTTACGCCAGAAGCCGGTAGTACTTTTACCGTGATTTTGACGTTTCTTCTTAAAGGAAATCAAAGAGAATGAGCAAAACATACTTACAAGCGGTTAATGATGTTCTGGTCAGGCTCCGTGAAGTCCAGGTATCTACCGTTACGCAAACGTCTTACTCTACTCTTATTGGTAAGTTTGTAAACGATGCGAAACGCCAAGTCGAAGATGCGTTTAACTGGAACGCATTATTTTCCAACGTAACAGTAACTACCTCTGCTGGAGTTAGTTCATATTCTGTTACTGGTAGCGGTAATAAGTTCCGCGTATCCGATGCAATTAACGTAACGTCTGAAATCCCTCTGCAAAACATTTCATTTGCTGAGATGAACCGGTATTTGAGCTTCGGAACTCCTGCTCAGAATATCCCTACTTATTACGCTTTTAACGGTGTAGACGGTAGTTACGACACGAAAGTAAACGTATTCCCTGTTCCTGATAGTGCTTACTCACTTAAATTCTCACTGATTATTCCTCAAGCTGAACTTTCTTCAGACTCTACTGTTATTAAAGTAGCAGACGATCTTGTAATTCAAAACGCATACGCTAGGGCTTTAGTAGAACGCGGTGAGGATGGTGGTCTTAATAGTTCTGAGGCTTACGCTCTTTATAGACAGATGCTGTCAGATTACATTGCTTTAGAAGCCACTCGTTATCCTGAATCTCAAGAGTTTATTGCTATCTAATGGCGCAACCACTTCAAATATTTGCTATCGCAGCACCAGGGTTCTTCGGATTAAACACCCAAGACTCTCCTTTAGACTTAGCTGCTGGTTTTGCTTTAAATGCGACGAATTGTATTATTGACCAATATGGCCGTATTGGATCAAGAGGTTACGCAAAGGTAAACTCTAGTTCTGGTTCTTTAGGTTCTAACGAAGTTCAAGCATTACATGAACTTATTGAATCTGATGGTACGTCAACTGTTTTATTTGCTGCCAATAATAAATTATTCAAACTTAACTCCAGTAATGCTGTCGTTGAACTTACTTACGGCGGCGGTGGTTCTGCCCCTACAATTACTGCTAATAACTGGAGTATTGCGACATTAAACAATATCGCATACTTCTTTCAGACAGGACATGACCCGTTAATTTATGATCCTGCTGTAAGTAATACAACGTATCGCAGAGTCTCTGAAAAGACCGGATACTCTGGTACTGTCCCTAGTGCGAATATCGCTTTAAGTGCTTATGGTAGATTATGGGTAGCCAATACCTCTACTAATAAAGTTACGCTTTCGTTCTCTGATCTTCTTGCCGGACACATTTGGGATACCGGAACCGCAGGAAGTCTTGATGTATCTAGGGTTTGGGGTGAGGGTGTTGATGAAATCCAAGCTCTTGCATCTCATAACGGATACTTGTTTATCTTTGGCAAGAATCAGATTCTTGTCTATAAAAACGCAACGACACCTGCGGACTTGGTTATTGATGACGCAATCATAGGTACAGGATGTATCGCTAGAGACAGCGTTAAGTCTATTGGTACTGATGTGTTGTTTTTATCAAACACTGGAGTTCGTTCTTTACTTAGAACTATTCAAGAGAAGTCACTTCCATTCCGCGATCTTTCCAAGAATGTGCGAAATGACTTGATGAATATCGTCTCAGGTGAAGATTTAACAAAGATTAAATCTGTATTCTCTGAGAGAAACGCTTTTTATCTGATTACTTTACCTTCTGTAAAACAGATTTATTGCTTTGATACTAGAGGCCAGTTACAAGACGGTTCCTCCAGGGTTACTGTTTGGAACTCTATCGACCCTAAAGCTCTTTACTCTAAAGCAAATGGCGATCTGTTATTAGGTAAAACTGGTTATGTAATGAAATACACCGGATACCAGGATGACGGTTCTTCATACAGGATGCAGTATTACACCAACTACGCAGATTTAGGTAACGTATCTCAAACATCTGTACTTAAAAGAATCTCCATTGTTGTTATTGGTGGAACTAATCAATACGTCACTTTTAAGTGGGCATTTGATTTAAGTAGTAATTACCTCTCAGATAACGCACAAATTCCAACCCAAGGTATTTCTGAATACGGTGTTGCTGAATATGGTGCAAATGGATCACCTGTTGCGTATTACAGTAATGGACAACTTATTCAGACATTAACCGTATCTGGTACTGGAACCGGTAAATTAATTCAAACAGGTTACGAGTCAGATATTAACGGCGCTGCATTAAGTATTCAGAAGATCGAGATTCAGGCCAAGAACGGAAAACTTAGCTAGGAACAATCATGTCAAATTATGTAAAAAGCACGAATTTTGCAACAAAAGATTCTCTATCTGCTGGCGATGTTAATAAGATAGTCAAAGGTACTGAGATTGACACAGAATTCAATAATATTGCTACTGCTATATCTACAAAAGCAGACACGGCAAGCCCTACGTTTACCGGAACCGTAACGCTTCCTTCTGGTGCTGTTGGTGTTACTCAGTCTTACGGTGATAACGATACTTCTTTAGCTACAACTGCTTTCGTTCAGGCAGCTTTGCAAGCCTTGTATCCTGTTGGTTCTATTTATACAAACGCTACTAACGCAACAAACCCAGCAACTTTATTTGGATTTGGCACTTGGACGGCCTTTGGCGCTGGTCGCGTACCCGTTGGTTTTGACTCAACCAATGCGTTGTTTGACGCTGCTGAAGAAACGGGCGGTAGTGCTGATGCAATCATTGTCAGCCACACTCACACCGCAACTGTTACTGATGCAGGGCACTCGCACCAAGTCGATAGTGGTAATCAGCGCACTTTGCAAACAGGTGGGGTAGGTCTGTCAGATGATGGAACAGCAACAGCAAATGCAACAGGCACAAGTACAACTGGCATTAGCGTGGCAATCAGTACAACTGGTTCAAGTGGCACAAATGCTAATTATCAACCATACATTACTGTTTACATGTGGAAACGGACTGCTTGAAGATACCTGTAATTAAAACTGATGATTACATTATCTACACAGAAGACGTAAATGGTTTGTTATTTGTCCACATGGATGTATTTAAATGGACAAAAGAGATAAAGAAAGAGTTTGTTAAAGATTGGAATGATTGGGCTGAAAAACAGAAACAAGATATATACGCAATGCCGTTTATAGACGATGAAAAGATGTACAAATGGTCTTTGATTACAGGTTTTGAGGTAGTTGAGAATCACAAATGTTTAGATGGAATAACTAGAAAGCTGTATCTCTGGAGAGAAAATTATGGGTAATTTTGTCGCCCCTGTCTTGGGGTATATGGGAGCAAGAAAGCAAGCGTCTGCGGCTGAAAATGCTGCTCGTGCATCTGCTGAAGCTCAAACTGAAGCCGCAAGGATCGCCGCTGAAGAAGCGCGGTTCCGTCCCATCGGGATTACGACTAGGTTCGGTCAATCCCAATTTGGGTACGATCCTACGACTGGGCGAGTATCCTCTGCGGGATATACAGTCTCTCCTGAGCTTAAAGCCTATCAAGATAGGATTATGGCTCTTACGGGTCAGGGTCTTGGCTTTGCTGAACAAGCCCCAGGTCTTTACGCCCCGTTACAGACCGCCGCTACTGGCTTATTTGGATTAGGCCAACAGTATCTCGCGGAGTCTCCCCAACAGGCCGCAGAACGGTATATTGCACAGCAACAAGAGCTTTTAGCGCCTTCCAGAGAGCGCCAATTTGCTCAACTGCAAAACCGGTTATTCCAGACTGGTCGAGGTGGATTAGCCGTAGGCGGTACTTCTGCCCGTCCTAGCGGTGCTGCTGGTCTTGGTGCGGCCTCTCCTGAGATGGAAGCCTACTATAACGCATTAGCCCAACAAGACGCTCAGTTAGCTGCTCAAGCCATGCAAGCCGGTCAGCAACAGACTGCCTTTGGAGCCGGTCTTTTTGGAACCGGTGCAGGACTGCTTGGTGGTTATGGTCAAGGTCTTACTGGTGCGTATGCTCCGTTTACCACTGGTCTTGGAACTGCTGGCTCTGTTGAGCAACTTGGTATGGAACCGCTTACGATTGGTTCTGCATTAGGTGGAAGGATTGCAAGTCCTTATGCTGCTAGTGCTTTATTACAAGGTGGAATAAGTGCAGCACGAGCATTGCAATCAGGACAGGGTATCAGCCCGACTGGTTTAAGCCTTTTAGGTTTGCAACGTAAGGTTGAACAAGGTGCTTTTGGTGGAGGCTCTACTGGAGCAGCACCTACTATTGGAGGTTTTGATCCGTATTCATACTTACCAGATATGCCTGGAAATCCTTATGTAAGTGACTTTTCTGGTGGAAGTTACAATCCTCTCGCCCTCGGCGGATTGGAAGGACATTAATCATGGCACAAGACTCAATCATAGGCGGTTTATTCGGTCTTACTCCTGAGATGTATCAGCGTTCTCAGGCTGAAGAAGATCAGAAGGCAGCAATGCAGTTTGCTCAACTCAGTCCTTTACAACAAGCGTCTGCTGGATTCTATTCCGCTGGCATGGGTCTTGGTCGCGGGATTGGCACTTTGTTAGGTGCTGAAGACCCTCAGTTACAGATGATTGCTCAACAGCAGCAGATTCTTAAAAATGTTGATCCTAATGATCCTGAGTCTATCGCTGCTGGCGCAAGGATGGCTTCTGAGATGGGTAATGCACAGCTTGCAATGTCATTGTCTGCCTTTAGTAGGGATTTAATGCAAAAACAATCTCAAATTAGAGCGCAAACTGCTACCGCACAAAAAGCAGAACTATCAGTTCGTCAAGAAAATGAACTTCGGCAGAAATTGGCTGAATTAGGCCCAAATCCCACAAATGAACAAATTGTTTCTGTTGTTTCACAATATGGAGCACCTGATAAAGTTTTATCTGTATTGCAATCAACCGCAGATAAAGCGGCGGCTAGGGAACAACGTGCAATAGAAGCACAACAACGTAATGATGCTCTTGTTCAAGCAGCAAGAGAACGCGGTGATACAGCAAGGGATATCGCGCAATTACGTGCAGATGCAATGAGGGAGATGGCTTTAATTCGATCTGGCGGATCTCAAGAAAAGCCGTTAACTCAACAACAACAAGTAAGACTTCGTAAAGATTATGCGGCAGATGAGTCATTTGCTAAATCAGCACAGGATACAGCAGATGAATTAGAAAAATTAACAGATTCATTGCTTGGAAATAAAGAAAAAGGTATCAAACCTCACCCTGGTTTGGGTGGGGCTACAGGATGGAGTAGCTATCTGTGGTCTAAACCTTTAGGTCAGGCTAGAAGTGCTGAACAGCAATTAGAAACATTTAAAGGAAAGGTCATGGCCTACGGTAGACAAGCCGCTACTGAGTCAGGAAAACTTGGAAACATGGCGGTTCAGGAATGGAAGTTTATAAGTGACGCTGTTCAGAAAATTGACCCTGCATCTAAAAACTTTCCTGATCAAATGAGGGATGTTGTTCGTCAAGCTCAAAGTCTTGCAAAAAGACAAAAAGAAAAACTTGAACTTGCTTATGAAGATTCGCCAATCCCGTTGGGAAGGCAAACGCGTGGAGGTAGCCAACCAAAAGAAGTTAATTGGAATGATCTTCCATCTAAAGGGGGTCGCTAATGGATATCAGACTTCCAAATGGAGTTTTGGTTAAAGGTATTCCTGATGGAACTTCTAGAGAAGAAGTTATGGCTAGAGCAATTTCATCTGGTTTGGCTACGGCAGAGGATTTTGGTGGAACTTCTGCACAAAAAGTTGAACAAGAACCATCTAATGTAAATGCTATCTTGACTGAACAAACATTGCCGGAAGATACGTCTGCTGTAACTGGACGTATTCTTGCGCGTCGCAGGCAAATTACGCCAGAGGAACGTGCCGCAGAAAATTTGGCAATTAGACAAAATGTAACAGTTCCTTTATTACAAGCTGGTCTTGGAATTGCTGCTGCTCCAGTTTTAGGTGCTGGAGCAGGGTTACTTGGATTAACTAGACTTTCCCCTGTAATTTCTAGCGCAGGATTTTCTGGTGCAGGTGGGGCAGCACTTCCTGTTGGTCAAAGACTTTTAGGTGGCGCTATTGCTGGTGCTGGTGGTGGAGCCGCAGGTCAAATTGTAAGTCCAGAGGTTGATCTGCTTGGTGCGACTGAAACTGGCGCAGAAATCGGAGGCGCTGTTTCTGTTGTTACCCCTCCTGTAGTCAAACAGTTAGCAAAAGGAGCAGGGTGGCTATATGACGCAATATCTGGAAAACTTGGTCAAATAAAGGCAGCAAAAATCGCTAGAGATGTTGCTGGAGGAGATATAAATGCTATCAAAGCAGCAAACTTAGCGGCTTCTGAAGGCGAAACTGCTGGTCAAGCTGCCGCTGATATTGGAAACGATACTTGGTCTGCTTTAGATAGACTTGCAAGAACTTCAGGCACTGGTAGTTGGTGGTCTAGGCGTTTAGATGTGCAAGAAGCTGAAATCAAAAGCGCATTATCTAGGCTTGCTGGAGGAACGACACCGACAGAATCAAGGGCTGTTCAAGAAGCATCAAAACGTGCTTTAAATGAAATTACTACGCCAATGCGAGAAGCGGAATTGGCTAGAGCTGGCATTGCAGGTCGAGAGCTTCCAGGTCTTGTTG